GTTTCGTTAATTGTAGCTGTAGTTTCTAAAACATTTCTATGTGTCCAGTTATTATACCTACTCCATTGATTTCTATCTTTGGAAGATTTATTAATAACAATGTAGTCTTTAGACTGTGCATAACTTGTAGCATCATCAAAAGGTAGCTTATCAAATGCGTTATTATCAAATTCAATAGTTCGATCTAATAAGAATGACGCAGGAATAGTTAAATCTTTTTCATTAACTAACTTTATAGAATCACCAACTCCTTCTACATACCAATCATCTTGAGCATACTGGGAAGGTTCAATTATACCATAAAACTTTAATTTCATTCCGTTAGCTAGTTCGTAGCCATTGGACATTGTATAATTTTTCTTACCAATAATTTCGTCTGTAACTTGTAAGTAAGATGCATCTCTAACATTTTTAATATTAAAAATACCCGATCCTTCAATACTATTACTATCTACATAATATAAAATATCAGGAGCTTCATTATCAATTTTAAAAGTTATTTTACCATTTTCAACTTTTTGTTGACTAACTCCGGTGTTATAAAGATTTGTATCATCTGAAATATCTACAGATGTACGAATACTAAACGGCATATCTATAGCATTAATATCAAATGTGTAAGTATGCCCTTTATATAGAGTAATAGTTGGATTACTTAAGATATTTTCTTTAGAAAAATTGTAAGCATTATTATCAGCACCATCTACCTTAGATATATTAATAGTACTTTTAATATCAATTGCTGTTCCATATACTGGTATAGAATCAGGACCTGATGGTAACCAATAGTACTCTCTAAAATTTACAAGTTTGTCCCAATTAACATGTGGGTTCCAGGAATAATATTCCTGTGAGCTTATTATACTGTGATCAGAGATATCAGCATTTCTTATCTTAGTAGAGTTAACATAATCTCTGTAGTCTTTATAAAAAGTAACATTATCTAATGTATCTTTAATAACTGTAGCTGGTTCTAATTGATAGTTTTCTCTGTCAGGTGACACATCTGATAGATAATTGTCAGTAGACTTATAAGACTTTGAATCTTTTCTACCAACATATCCTTCAACTTTTTCTACTAGTCCCGGCTGTGTTAATTGATCAAGTGTACTACTTAAAAACTTTTTATTAGCAACTGTTCTAAAATATCTTGGTAATAAATCAGCACTAGCTCTTCGTCTTTTATTTTTATCACCTGGGACCGGAAGTCCTCTTTCATCTTGTGCCATTAGTAACCGTAACCTCCACCGCCGCCTGAACTACCACCACCACCTGAACTACTACCACCACCTGAACTACCTGAACTACCTGAACTCGAACTACTTGATGTAGTAGTTGTAGTTGTTGCAGTTGTAGTTGTAGTTGTTGCAGTACTCGCTGTGCTTTGTATTCCTTGTACTGATCTACTAGATGTAGATATAACAGTTCCAGTTGCTTGTAATCTTGATGCTGTAATACTGTCTATTACTTCAACATCATCAACTGTTGCATCACTTACAAAGATTTCGTTGTCTTCGCATTTAATCTCATGTAAACTTCCATAAGACAATGTTCCTTTTTTAGGAACAATTACGAGGTTAACAACGTCGGGTGATACTATTTGCATAACATACCCTACTAATTCAGCAAAGTGGAATGTGTCGCCAAAATCCCAATTCTGTAGTGTAAAGAACTGATTAATTGCTGATATTACTCTAGCTTTAACATCATTATCGTTTACAACTTCACTAGGATTTTTTACAATCTTAAATGTTGCTTGTAAATTTTCTTCTGCATGTACTCCAAATAATGGCTTATAAATTACTGGGTGATAAATTACTTCATCACTGATTGATTTAACTTTATTAATATCTTGCCCGTATTGTAAAAATAAATTATCTGAACTAGGAGGTAAAGGTTTATTTGATACTGCTCCTGCAAGGTATTGTCTGTACGCTAAGTTATAAGTTTTTGTTAGCATAAACACATCAATTATATTTGTTGAACTAGGATCAATCCTATTGCTTTCATTTGCACTATGTATGTAATGAAATTTAAGTCCTGATCTGCCTAAGTATGCAATGTAGTCAGAGCTTAGTGAAAGTATACTAGATGTTGAATTTAGAACTTTAAATACGTTTTCTTCTATTAGATAAAATACTGTTCCGTCTGTATAACTTGAGTATGATCCAATAGCCGCTTCGTTTGCTTTGACTGTAATTGATGTTCCGTTTTCGCTATTTGAAAAATAGTTAAACTTATTATATCCTTGGCTTGTAAGTTCTTTCTTTAAGAAAATATACTTTGTAGATACATTAGTTCCGGGTGCAACTACAATATCAAAAACATCTGGATCGTCAATTGACCCGTCATCATTAACATCGTAAAAACTAACTTCTACTTTTTTGCTGTTTACATATCCATCTTGATTTTTATAAAGGCCTACAATTTCCCAATCAATATCAGCATTAAATGCTGTAAGTAAATCTGGCTTTGTGTTAAAGTTTAAAACACCAATTTTATCTTTAACTAATAATCCTGTTGTTGTGTCGTAAATTTTATTATTATTATCGTAGTAAAAAGAAATTTCTTTATCACTTTCAAAAACATATCTTAGGCCTCTATTAGTAACTGTATACTTTTCACCGTTAGTTTCAAACAATAATAACCAACTAGCATCTAACGCATTGTTGGTAACATCTCCACCTTTACCGTTACTAAATGTACTAGTAGTATCAAGATTTTCTGAAATAATTATTCGCCATTGTCTGTTAATCTGGTCATATCTCAATCCAAATGTTTTATATGCAAACACTTGATCAATTAATTGTGTCTTAACATCTGATGTTAGTGTTTTTACTAACTTTGGTTTAATCTCTTCGATTAGTGCAGTTGCAGGAACAACACCATTAAATACAATCGGTCCAACGTTAGTTGTAGCATCAACAGATGTACCTGCTCCGTTAACACTAACTACCTTAACCCATTTATAAGTAGTAACATCTTTGCCGGATCCGTTACTAGTTAACGTTCCTTCTTTTGTAAAATAAAATCCTACAGGAGGAACAAATTTAACAAGGGCGCCTGCTTCGATGTATTTCAACGAGCCTCCTGTATATGTTCCTACTTGGTAAGCTACATTATTTGCATTTTTAAAATAACCTGTTGAGCTATTTGTTTGCTTAGTTGATTGCACCCAAGATGCTTGTAAATCACTAACAATAATCTTTGCGTAATTACTATAATAAAAATTGCTAATAGCTCTATTTTGTATTTTAGGATTAATAGAATTTTCAATTACTCCTTCAATATCTGTTTGTGATACAAAAGAAAAACTAAACTTATTAGTAAAATCTTCTCTGTAAATAATACCATCAGACCCGTAAATATTTGTATTTGAATATTTTCCAGTTGAATCTCGTAAATCAAAATATCTGCTGATTCCACTTGATGTTCTATTAGTTGCTTTTACTTTAACAATTTCTTGACTAATTGATAATGGTGTTATATTATAATCTTCACCAGTTATCATTCTATTTTGTGTATAATAAGTTTGTGGAGCATTAGCTTTAATACTAGCACTAGTTTCACTACCACTAGCATTAGAAATTTGTTCTTTAAGCTCAACACCTACAGTTAATGTTTCTAAGTTTCCTGCTTTACTAATATAATCAAGTGTAAAATTAATATTAGTAAGTTCTGATGGAACAATTTTCATTGATCTGTTTGCACTAGTTCTATAATACACTCTTAAGTTTCCTTGCGGAATATTACCAAACGTTCCGTCAGCAAAAACTAAATTAACTTTGTCGTCTTGTCTTGTCTGTAAAGCGTAAATATTTCTTGTGCCTTTAACAACACTATTATAAATTGCATTGTTACCTTCTGTTGCAGTTACAGGTGTCCATTGTTTAATTTGCGAACCGGCATTATTTAAAGAAAATAACCAAACATCTGTATTATTAATATTTGCAGAATCAAGTGCTACTGATTGATTAGATGAAGGATTTGTAATTTCAAAATCTCCAGGCTCTAATGTACCTTGTCTAAAATGTAAAAAGTAACCTGTATTTGCACTACCGTTTCCTCTACCATCTTCTCTATATAAGAATGCTAAATTATTTCCAGGTAGTGGTGCTTCTTCTTCAATTGTTTTATTAGTAACATTAATGTCAGTTGATACCATTTCAAATCTAGTGGTTACTCCTCCAACTGCTTTACTAAAACTAAAAATTGGAACATTTGATGAACTAGCACTATTAAATCTATATTGTTGAGTTAGTATACTATTAATAGTTTGGGACTTTGCTGGTTTTCCTACAGTATTGTTTAATGGTAATGCCGCATTTAAAACTCGTGTAAATTGTTCTTTCCAATTATTATTACTTGGATCGTTCCAAATAATAGTTTGTCCGCCTAAATTAGTTCCGTTACTATCTGTTATTTCTTCTGATGTTGACACACTTTCAAACTTAATAAGTCCGTTTGCCGCTTGGTTACGTTTTGGATTGTATGCTAGTAGTCTGGCTAGACGTAGTATACTTTCTCTACGCTCTGCAAGTTCTAAGTAATTTTCTCTAGCATTTAAGTCTGCTCTAAATGCGAGGTTTTGTCCTAAAAAACAGATTACGTCAATAAGTGCAAGATACTCACTTGATTCAATATAGTCGTTAAAATCTTCAGGATAGTTATTACGCAAATACTGGATCATAGTCCTACGAAGGCTATCAAAATCGTAGCTTTTAAACTCCGCATTTCTAAAACTCTGATAGACTTTCTTCCAGTCTTCAGTTAATAATAATCTATTTTGTCTATCTGTTGACGACATTTTTCATCCTTTTACGTACTAACATATTTAGCGTACTGAATAATAGTAGTACTTAATTCTGTCTAAGTTATTAGACCGTTATCTTTATCAAATTGTAACTTTAAAACTTCTGAAATATTATAAGGAACATATGTTAATTGACACTCAATTTGCAACCCGTGCTCATAGCTGTCTACAACAATTTTGTTTGCTCTCGTTCTTGGATCATAATTTACAATATTTGTAACATTTTTTGCAATAGCTTCTTTAAGTTCTTCAGTTAATGGTTCGTATAGTGCGTCCCAAATAATTGTTCCAAAAGTAGGATTTTCTAATTTTTCGCCCTGTCTAATATGAAAGTGATTTAATAGATCTTGTTTTATTAATGACAAATCGTATGCTTGGAATGTATTATTGTTAGGATTGACCGTACTAATACCTCTATATGCTTTTTGAGGCACAGGTGCTTTTGGAGTTTTACTCTGTACTACTTCAATATTTTTGTATAAGTCTGCCATGCTAATATTTATCCACCTGCAAAAACGTTGGGACTTCCCTCGGCTACTGATGTACAGCCTGTAATTCCGTCACCAATTCGTCCTATTCCTCTAGTGTCATTTAAAATTACTGTGGTTGATCCGACTGTTATAGGAGCTGTATGTGACGGACAAGGAATTCCTGGCTCCAAGTGTCCTGTGTTGTCGTCGCCTTGTCTACTAACAGGTATATCGTTAGCAAATACATTAGGAGAGCCTTCTGCTCTTGTCATTCCGCTACAATGGTCTACGTCTGCATCACCAATTCTTGTTACTGCTGGCATTATATCTCTCTTTCCATTAGTTCTTTTAATTTAACATTCCATTGCTCTATTTCAGCATGTTGTTCATTAGTATGTGGGCCTTTTGGAGTTTCAGGTTTAAACTTTATAACATGATCAAAGTCTTGCGGTATACTATCATATTCTGTATACGTTTCTAACTGACCGTTTCTTATAATTACAAATTCATGTGCCATTATTGAATCCCTCCAGCAAAACCTGGATCACCACTTGCTTGTGCTGGCGGAGATGTTAACGAAGATAACGGTGTTAATTCGCCGTTAATAATTTTTTGATAAAATCCTTTTGCAATTCCAAGACGTCTAGCAGTTTCTTTGCCGCCTTGATTAGCATAACCTACTGCACTCCTAAACTGTTCGCCTAACGAACTAAAATTAGGATCACTCCAATTAATAGATTTTGAAGCAAGGTATGCAACTGCTAATTTGTTTGCTACTTCAGGATCGTTTGCAAGATCTGGATTAGTTACAACATCAACTCCAGCTTTTTTACCATATGTTTCGTAATTGCCCTTAAACGTTAACTGAATAAGTCCTCGTCCTCTATACTTGTAACCTTCATCTTCTCCGTTGCCATAACGTCCCCCATAAATTGTGTTACCGATAGCAGGTGGTCCTGCGGCCGCAAGTTCTTGTGCAAATGAGTTTGTTTTAACACGACTTGGAAAAACTTGTCGTAACCGTTTAGCACTATAATTTAAATTTTCGCTTCTTGGTTTAAATCCGCACTCTGCTTGAGGCTGTGCCATTGCACATGCAATAGCTTCTGCATGTCCTGGGTTAATTGAATCACTAGCACTTGTAAGTTTTAGACTTAACTTATTCATTAGTGTATACAAGAAATACCTCTGCATGTCGTTAACTGGAACTGGTTCAGCTGGCTGTCTTCCTATTGGTTCGTCTTTGCCTGGAACTACTGTTTGTGGTGCTGGTGCTATCTCGCCATTTGGTCGACGAATTGTTCCAACGTTTGCTTTATTAGGTCCTGACTCTGCTGTAGTTTGTTCTGCATCAGCATCTGAATTAATTAAAGTATTACCTTGTCTTAATGCTGGTGGAGGAGATGTAATACTTACTGTTTGATCAGGTGTATGTCCTAAAGGATTTAAATGTTCATGGCCGCCCCAAGGTTCACGTTCAGGAACTCTAACTGGATGATTTGCAAGTTCTGCTTCTGCGGCTCTTGATGCATCTGTTGTTAATGGAACTGTAGCAGTAATATCTCCGGCAATACTTGTTACAGTTGATGTAGTATCTGTGCTAAGGAAATCATCTGTAATACTGTCTGCTGGACTTGCAACTGCTCCTGCACTATTCATATGAATAAAGGGTGCTGTTTCTCTGTGTTGTATTCCACTTGTTATATGTGTTATTCCGGCTGTTTGAAGATGAACACTTCCAGTACTGTTTACATTGTATGTTCCGCCAATTTGCTGTCTATGACTACCTGCAACTTTTGAAGTATTTTCTCCTTCAACTGCAATAGATCTACTTGCTGAAACTTGTAAACTAGAATTTCCTGTTACTGTTTTGCTGTCTGATCCTTTAATCTGTATGTTCTGATTTGAACCAACTGCAAGAGTATGATTATCTCCAACCCAAACATCTTTTGAAGATCCTACAAAAGTTTTCATATCTATACCTACCTTGACATCCATGTTATCACTAGATGTCATTTTAGTATCTCTACCTGCATTCATATGAAAGTCTCGTTTAGCACTAAAGTTAATATCTCTATCAGCTGTAAAGTTAATATCGTTTCCTGATCTTACACTAATACTATCATCCGAGTAAATATCAATCTTTCCTTGAGATGTTAATTCAATCCAAGCACTTCCGTTAGCATTGCCTATATAAATTAAATCTTCTGTATTGTGCATTAAGATTTGATGTCCTGTGCGTGTACGAAGACGTATAAGTTCGTTATATGGTAATGTTTGATTACCTGTTGTATTTTTTGGATCAATTTCTAATGCAACATAATCCGGAGGTGTTTCTTTAGCTAATCCTTTTCTAATATATCTTGGGTCGCCGTCGTCCATTACAAAAGTACTACCACCTAATCTACTTCTAAATTGAAAAACTCCGTCTCTGTCATTTCCGTATTTTCCTTTAGGAGCGTTAGCACGTTTATCTAACGGTCCAGGAGTATTCATACCAAAAACAGTATTTGGTGTATTTCTTTTTGCACTAGTAGATGTTAGTCCTCTTGTAACATCGTTAATCAACCCTTGCTTAGACAATACATTTGTAAACAGTGAATTATAAGGTTTAAGAAATGCTTGGGGATCAGTAGATGTACGTTTTATTGCTTTATTATATTCTGATGTCGGAAGCGGTGTATTTTTAAAATCTGTTGGTAATTTATCTTGGACAACAAAGTTAGTTGCCGCTTTACCGTCTGGAACCATAAAATTCATATATTCGTCTTGAATACAGCCAATCCAATATCCTTGGTTAATTTGGCCTTCTGCAAAAATAACTAAAACTTTAGTTCCTGGATCCGGAGGTACTGCCCAAAATCCGTAACTTTGCTGTGATGAAGCATACACATCATTTGAGTCATTAGTGTTAACACTATTAACTCCGTAAAACGGCATACAATAACTAACTTGTATTTCTCTTCCTGCAATCGGATTTTCTGTGTTCTCACCTCCTGATAAATCTCCCTGTAATACAACAGTAAGCCTTCCCATATAAGTGGGGTCAAGATGCGAAACAATTTTAGCTACATATGGTCCCGAGTTTAGTTTTAAACTGTCATCGGTAATTGTTCTTTTTTGAACATTCTTAGGCGCCATTATGTTGCTCCTCCGCTATTTTTAATTACTTTGTTTCTCTTGGCGTTATCAATAGCCTCTTTAGCTTTAGCTTTTTCATCTGGTGATAATTTGTTGTCAAGGTTACGATCGGCTTTAAGCTCTTCTGCAAGAACAAAGTCTCCATCAGCTATTGCTTGGTTAATTTTTTTATTTTGATCATCTTTCGCCCTTAGTAGTTTTTTCGTTTCAGTAGTACTATCAGCTTTTGATTCAAAGTTTGGTCTTTTAACTAACTGTAATACCTGTACAAATTGATTATTTTTAAAACTATTCTCAACGCTAATAACTTGATATAATCCGCTAAACTGTCCAACACGTTTAGTTGCCGCTGTACCAAATCTATATAAGCCAGTAGTAGTATTAAGATCTAACGGTGTATCAAAATTTAATATAATATCAACTTGCGAACTTTGGTGATCTATTGATCCCCTATTGTTTACGTTAATATATTGTGTTGCTTTAGCATTAAAGTTACCCATACCACTATCTGCGATAAAGTACGGATCTCCCATAATTGTTAGTGTTCCTTGAATTAAATCAACATCTGAATTTACAAGTGCATCATTAAACTTTCTTGCAATCTTAGTTCTAGCATCTTCATATGTACCAGCTGTAATAGAATCTTCAGCATCGTCTTTAAATACTATCGGTACTTTATTAATATGTTCAGTACTAGATTCTCCTAGTTGTTTAGCTTCATTTGTTTTGGAGGTATCTGCTTTATTTGCAGGATCAACTGTTGCAGTATCTTCTCCAAATCCTGCAGAAATTGCTTTATAAAATGCTGTCTTGAATTCTATATCAAAGTCTAAAACTTGTGTATTTTTTCCAGTGTATATGTAATTGTATACCTTTGGTGCTTGTAACATTAATTCATCGTAACTTTGAGGTGGCTGATTTGGCATTGTAATAATATGATTATGTACTGAATATTGATTAATTCTATAAACATATATTCGAGGATGTCTTCCTATAATTTTTTCATGGGCAGTATTTGATATTTGAAATAGTTGTGTATCAATTTTAAACCATTCTGTCATTCCAGGAACTTTAGATTTATTTTGGTCGTTAACGTTTTCTGTACCCCATGAACTTAATAATACTAGTTCTTCTAATACTTTTTGTATTCTAGTGCCTTTAGCAAATATAATCTCACGACTGGTAGTATTAATTTTCATATTACTTTTTTCAAATAATGCTGTATCTTTGTTAAATGCATATTGCTCAGATGTAAAATTTTTCTTGCCTGCGTCTAATGGTTCACCTATATAGAACTTACTTGAGCCAATACCGTTAGTAAAACTATCTGCTGTTAGTTTCTTTTTAATCTGCTCACTAAGATCATTACGCTTTACTCGATAGCCTAATGTATCATCACTATATCCTACCCTATTTTCCATAGGAGGACCGCCCGACATAACAATTCTATCACCTTCTAAGTCTTCTTTTTGCTTAGGTGTTAGAGGATTAGTTATAAACTGGTTGGTTGTACGATTAATAATTGCACTATCTTTTTCTGCGTCAGTTGCAAAGTCAGCAATAGCCGATGCACTAGACTTATCTCTTGGAAATAAAAATATATACTCGTCTGTGTCTCCACGTTCAGGATCTTTTCTCAGTCTTTTTAATAATTCGCTGTTTATTTGTGTAGCTAAACTATCAACACCAGTTTGTATAATCTGTTTTAAAGTATCTCCTGTTAATTTAACGTCAATGGGCAACGTTTGAACTTCATCGTTTAATGCTTGATCATTAAAAGGTGAACAACCAACTGCATATTGTGCTCCACTTGCTGTTACATTAAAATCCATTTTGTAAATTTTAACAGGAAGTATCTTCCTATCAGTATTTGGTACTCGTCTACCATGTTCGTCCCACCCAATAAATTCAATCATTAATACAAACGGGGCTTCTAAGTAATTTGTATGACCAGCTTCCATTGCTCCAATCTGTAGAGTTTGTAAAAACTGTCCCATGCTATAAGGTTCGGTGACTGTAAAGTTAATATTTGAAAAATTTGTATTTCTACTTTTTGGATTAGGGGCAATGAAAGTGGTGATATCAACATCATCTATAAAGTATTCTAAATTTAAATTATTTTGTTCTTCGAGTAATGTCTTAGGTTTCTGTATTGCTCCTCCACCAGATCGTATTATCTGTATACTCGGAGCAGAAGATATATAAGTTTTGTCAGGATTGTTTAATTCTTCGTTTGTAAGAACTCCTAATGTAAAAATATGATTATGTGATGCAAATTTATTTAAATTATTTGCCATTGGCAAATCTGAATACATGCCTTTTAAGTATGAGTGGAAGCCAGCATCATTTTGGCTTACTGTGTCAGGAGCAGTTGTAACGCCGGGGAACCAGTCTGTAGTTCCCGGTTCTTTAGCAACTGGACCTTTCGTAGTTTTTACGTTAGCATTACTAGAATTATTACCTGATCTTCCAGCATCTCCGTATGCTTCTTTCTCGTAGTTAGAATTAGTGGTGGTAGTATTATTTGTTTTTGGGGTATCGGGGTTATAATCTTCGTCTTCTTCTGGTGGATTGTATGTGTCTTCTTGAGATTTTAATTTCTTTTCTAAAAAATCTAAAGCACCTTCGAAGAAGTTTACTTTATCAGCCATTATTTAATCTCCAAGTACTTCTTTTAATTTATCTGCTTGTGGCAAGTAAATTGTTACTCCTGGCTCTAGATCGTATACGGGGTCTTCTATGATATCCATATTTCTTTGTGCAAATACCCACCATAGTTTAGTATCGCCATACATATCATATGCTAGTAAGTCTGGTCTATGAGTATACTGTGGTTCTATTGTGTATATAGGATCATCTGGATATGCCGGAACCGGACGTATAACTAATTTATCTTGAAAAAATGTTTTAACTGGAGTCTTTGCATACGGACTACTAGACATTAAATGAACCCTCCGCCATTATCTATTGTTCCTTTTACCATATCACCGTTAACAAAATTTTGTAAGCTAAATTTACTAACTGCGTCTCTACTGTATATAGGTTGTACTGTTACTGTAAATTGTGATTCTGCAGGTGCCCATCCTGTGTCATCTCCAGGAATTGCTGTTGGTGAATTATCAAAGTCTCCAACTGGTACTGCTCCTGAAGGCCCTAATAATTGTGTAGAAATATAATCAACTTCTGCTGGCATGTCAACTGTAAAGTTTGTTACAACTACAGGAACATTGTTAAACACATAATCTCCGTACCCATTAAGTTTTACTATCGGTGGAGGATTACCAGAACTTTCGTCGGTTCCATAATACATCTTTGTAACACTTCTCAAATAATGCAAACAAGCTGTCCAATATTGTGCTTCTAAACTATTTTGACAGTAAAATTGTCCTGTAAGAACTAAGCTGTCCACTTGTGAGTTCTGATATGCAAAAAAAGGATAATTATTATGTATAGGCGCTATCTGTCCATAATTAGCAGAATGACTAATGATCACAGTTGGCGTATAGGGGAATACCATTTTATATCCGGTTGATTTTAATGGCATCAATAAAGGTGATTTACCAAACGAAAAAGGCATGCCTAAACTTACACGCCAATCTTTATTTTCTGCAGATTCGCTAAATGACGCTTGTGGTCCTTTTTCTGCTTCTATACCTTTTGGTAAGTTTTTGCCACGTAGACTTGACACCATATTTTCAGCACCATCACTAATGCCGTCAAATATCTTTTGTCCTACGTCTTGTACACCTGCTACTGCACCTTGGATAAAACCTGATGCGCCGGATTCAGCGGCAAAGTTTTGTCCTGCCGCGATTGTTTTCTTTGAAATGTTTCCGGTTGTGTTAATAGCTCTTCTAAAAGGTCCGCCGTTGTCAGCCAAAATATTCTCCCATTCTATACAGTATTTAGTTGACAAAGTTAACTACATAGTTTATAATATGACTACAAACCACTGGAGAAATAATGAAAAGAATCAATTATCTAAATAATAAAGACATTTTGAAGGAAATTCATAAGTCTAAAACAACATTTTGCAGTTATACAGACAATGAATATGCTTTGTTTGATATAATTTTGCCTGATATTGAAAAAATAAACATACGTACTGTTGCTGAAGCAAAACGTAATAAAGCAAAAAGACTACAACACGAAGCATTTGATAAAGCAAAAGCTGAAGGTAAAAAAGTTAAATTGGCAGAGTTTGAAGTTGATTATAAGAAAATACAAAAAGACGATCTTGTATTTAGAATTATGTCGTTTGAGCATATACCTGAAGAACCTGGAAGAAAAAAGAATCCTAAGACTGTAGCAGATACAAGAGTTAAGTTAAACTTTCCTCCGTTTCAGCATTTCAAGTTTGACGATAAAGAAGAACTGGTATGTATAGGCAAAAGCCACTGGGAAGGTGGTATGGAAAACGGATACTTTAACAAAGACCACGGAAAAGCTACTAATAAACTTGCATTGATGTGGATGAAATTATGTGATCGTTACGCAACCAGAGGAAATGTACGTGGATATACCTATAATGATGAAATGCGAGGACAAGCAATCTTACAATTGGCACAGATTGGTTTACAGTTTGACGAATCAAAGTCCAACAATCCATTCGCTTATTATACAGCCGCCGTTACCAATTCATTTGTTAGAGTTATTAATATCGAAAAAAGAAACCAAAATATAAGAGATGATATTTTAGAGATGAACAACATGAATCCTAGTTATACTCGACAAGCACAAGGTGATTGGGAAAGACAGCAACGTGATAATAAATCTGCTCAAAAAACATAATTTTTACTTGACATTTAACTAAAAATCAACTATAATATTAATGTTTAAGAGAGGATCTTGATTTGTTTAAAAAAGCGGCTGTTTTTACTGACATTCATTTAGGCTTAAAATCCAATAGCAAACTTCATTTACAAGATTGTGAAGAGTTTGTAGACTGGTTTATTGAACAAGCTAAAATTAATGGGTGCGAAACTGGTATCTTTTGTGGTGATTGGCATCATAATAGAAATAATATTAATGTACAAACTTTAGATTCAACTACACGTTGTCTTGAGAAGTTAGGTGCGGCATTCGAAAAGTTTTATTTCTTTGCAGGTAACCACGACTTATACTATAAAGACAAAAGAGATGTTTATAGTGTAGAATTTGGAAAACATATTCCTGGTATTACCTATATTGACGAAATATACGAAGATGGTGATGTTGCATTAGTACCTTGGCTTGTTGGAGACGAGTGGAAAAAGATTCCTAAAATTAAATCTAGATATTTATTTGGACATTTTGAATTACCTAGCTTTTATATGAACGCTATGGTGCAAATGCCAGACCACGGTGACTTACGTGCTGAACACTTTGAGAATCAAGAGTATGTGTTTAGTGGTCACTTCCATAAACGACAAGTAAAGGGTAAGGTTCATTACTTAGGTAATGCATTTCCACACAACTATGCAGATGCATGGGATGATGATCGTGGAATGATGATACTTGACAAAGAAAACAACAAAGAACCTCAGTATATAAATTGGGGAGATTGTCCTAAGTATCGCACAGTTAAACTTAGTCAACTACTAGACGATAAGGATACACTATTAAAGTCTAAAATGTACCTAAGGGTAACACTTGACTTACCTATTAGCTATGAAGAAGCTAGTTTTATTAAAGAAACATTTATCAACGAATACTCTTGTAGAGAAATTACACTTATTCCAAGTCAGCAAGATGAAGAAATTCATACTGATATTGACATTAGTACATTTGAAAGTGTAGATGAAATTGTTACAAAAGAGATTACTGCAATTGATACAGATAATTTTAACAAAAAAATGTTATTAGAAATATACGGCGAACTATGATTAAAATTAAGAGCTTAACTGTAAAAAACTTTATGAGTGTGGGCAATCAGACCCAGGCTGTTGATTTTGATCGGCAACAATTAACACTTGTACTTGGTGAAAACTTAGATCAAGGTGGTGATGATAGTGGATCACGTAATGGTACAGGTAAAACAACTATTATAAATGCATTAAGCTATGCATTTATAATAGTTGTTTTACCTGT